GGTGTCTTATTAATTATATCTTCTCTTATTTCTTCTATACATTCTTGAGATAGTCTATTGCGTCTATTCGACCTAACTAAATTAGCAAAATTTTGTTTTCCTAATTTATTGGTTGTAAAAGTTAGACTATCTTTTGCTGAACTATGTTTATTCGCGTTAATTTTATTTTTTATTATGTCTTCTGTTGTGGTTATACATTCTTGATCTATTTGGTATTGGTTAATAAAACCACGACCTACTATAACATTTTCATCATATGGTTTAATTGATAATAGCTTTGGAACATTATTTAATCCAATAAGCCCTTGTATCATTTTTCTTGATAAGTTACTACCATTTTTCTCTGGAATAATTATACTGTTTGATGTTGAAGTGCTTGCTCCTGGTAAAAGCTCAATTGCCTTAGATATTGTATCAATATTACTTGGATCTCTAATAATTTCAATATTATTATACGGATATCTATAAAGGGGATTTGGATCTGTTTCTGGATTATGATATATATATATACATTCTACGTCTGTAAAATCGCGACTTGGTGTTGTATAAATTAAACTCTCAAAACTTATAGAATTAGTATTTATTAATTTATTATTATTAAATACATCAAAACTAAAAAATGTATTAAAATAACTATCATAGTTAAATCTCACATCTAAAAGAACGGGTTTAAGTAGATTATAAGATGAACTTTCTATAGTGGTTTGAGTTTTATTTTTAGTATTTAAATTGTTAGGGTTTGTTATGGTTACATTCTCAAAACTAATTGTATTAATGTTATAATTAGCACTATTATTGAAGTAACTAATATTTGGTCTTGTAATGCCTCCAGATATATTAGTGAAAGCAATATTATTAAACTCATTATAATAACTTTTTAAGTTATTAACATCAAATAAGTTATTAAAATAAATAGTAAATATTTTATTAATACTAGTAAAAATATTATAAGCGCTAACACGTTTCAAAAGTATATTTGCTACTAACTCAGTATCATATAAATACTGATTTTCAATATATTGTTGAAGACTATCATATTTTTTTTTGATATTAAGTGGATTATAAATAGAGCTAGTATTAATATTTTCTACAAAATTTATTTTACCTGAATCATATGGAAAACTAATATGTTTATATATATCACTTTGAATAAGACCTGTTCTAAAATTGCCCAAAGATAAATAAACAATATATGGGTTGTCTTCTTTTGTAGTAAAACGAATACGCTTTGTTGGTGTAGACACTTGAACATTTAAAAAATATATATTAGAACTAGTATCAAATAATATCTGGCTTGTTGCATTTTTCACCATTTCAAAATTATTTGTTCTAATTAAAAAAGTCTCAAAACTTATTGTCTTGATAATACCAGGGTTATCACTATAATATAAGTCAACTTCGTAGACTATTTTTTTATTATAAATAGTGTACTTGTTGTATATATTATTATATATTCTAAAAGGTGTAGTGCTAGTGTTAGGAATACTTTCTAATGATGTTATATTAGAAATGTCTCTAAATCTAGTAAAATTAGAGATAGAGGAACTACTATCTCTATACAAATTAGTGAATCCATTTGATGGTGTTATACTTTTAATTCTACACATTAAATCATTATAACATATATCATACCCATCCGCCTTAGTTGTGTCTAAAAAATTATTACTAGAATCTCTAAATACATAGTCTTTTATATTTAGTTTATAATAATCATAATTGGCATTATTAGCACTACTATTGTTATGAAAATTAGAAGAAGTATCAATATTATTAAAATAATAATTTAAATGAAAATACAATTTGTTACTAGTAATTTTGGATTGTGCTAACAAATAATTATTTTCAGAGATATAATTGTTTATATTAGTATTTTTAATAAATACTAATTTACCAAATTTTTTATTATCAGTAAAAATGAATTTTATGTTATTTTTTATATTATTTATTGTTAATAAACAATTACTTACTGCTGTTGTTCTGTCGCTCAATCTAAATATATTGTAGTTTAATATTATAATATTACTATAATTAGATAAGCTAGGCAAGAAACTATTAGTAGTTCTCAAATATTCAGAATTATCAGTAGATACATTTGTTTTTAGTAAAATTTTGACTCCTTCACTAAGGTTGTTTATATTATTTTTAGTCAAAATAATATAGTTGTCCCTGGTCTGTGGGTTGAAACTAAGCACCATATAATTAGAAATAACATTATATATTCCTAAATTTATGTCTTAAATTTATGTCTTAAATTTATGTCTTAAATTTATGTTTTAAATTTATGATATTATATCTGTATTATTAAAATACCAATTTGTTGATAAATAATCTGCTTTTGTATCACCGAGCTTACTTTTTTTACTTGATTTAAGATTTGGACCTTTATACATTATTGAATTTATTTCGAAAGTTCCTATAGCATAGTTATAATATTTTAAATTGGAAATGGCGCCATCAAAACCTCCATTATAATTGACATATAAATTATCATAGTTTTGCTTAATAATATTTGATAATTTATGACGTTTTGTTAAATTACCATTAATGTAAATATCAACCACATTTTGCGCTGTTGTTCTAATTACTACACATACCCATTTTTTTATAGGAATACCATCGACATATATATCATCATAATAAGTATTGTTATTATTTTCATTATTATGAAAAACATTTACTCTAACTAACATTCCTAAAAGGGGAAACTTATCTAACAAATTATCGCTAATATTTTTTTTACCATTATATAAATATACACCCGGACAATTGTTAGGACCAAATATTCCTGTTCCTCCTTCCCCTTGTGAATTTGGTGAAGATCCTTTATTAAAAACGTGTTTGAAGTCAAGTGTTTCTTTATAATCCGTATCATTAACATGTATCCAAAATGCGTAAGAAAATTCTATTCCTTCATATTCGTTTATACTGCGTAAAATAGGGATTGATGCTTTTTCGCCTAAAGACTGTGTAATAGTTACTCCTTCTGCGCCATCTTTTAAGCCATATATTAAAAATGGCGTTTCTGATGGTGAAAAAAAGTAATATAACAATTTACTTCCAACATAAAATAATAAAGAAAAAATTATTATTATTGCCAATAAAAATGTAATTTTTGCTATCATTGTGTTTGACGATAAAAATTCATTTGCTGATTTTAATCTTGATTCCGCACTATATGGAACAGCTGCGTTTATATTTTTGGTAATATTAGTAAATATACTTTCTGGTGGATTCATAATATTAATATATAATATTATATAAATTATATAAATTATATTTCAAAACTGCCTTTTTCTGTATTGTACTCTAAAAAGCTTACTTTTAATCTATACTTATTAAATAATGATTTTGCTAATGATTTATCAATTCCTTCTTTATAAATATTATAGGCTTCTTGTGGATTTATTGAATCATTTTCGTAGCGAATTCGTGTAATAAACCCTTCAAATCCACTATTAAGACCTTCATTATTTGCTGCGCTTGTGCCTTGAGCCATATTTCCTATATATATATTTTTTTTCTCACTTGTGCTATAAAAATTATGATATAATCCATGCATTATAAATGAATTTCGTAACTTTCCATCTAAATATACATCTAGTGTTCTTGTGTCAATACTTAATGTTAAATTATTCCATTTTTGAACTGGTATATTTGGTATTTTATATCTTGTGTAGTTTCTTTTATTTACTAAAGCACTTCTTGCTCTACCCGATACATTATTATCTAAATATGTTTCAATATCAATTAATAAATTATTTTCATATTTATCTAAAGCAATATTTATATTTTTAGGTTTAACTTGGTTTAAACTAATATCTTTTTCCACTTTAGTGCTTAGACCGCTTAACATTGAAGCTAGTTCGGGCAATGTTGGAGCACTTGAATCCACGGCCATATATAAGATATTTTTTTCGTTTGATATATTATTGCCCCAATTATCTATGTAAAACCATACACTTAATGTGAAATTAGATGAGCTATTTTCTGGAATATCTTGCGCCATTATTATATTGCTTTTTGTTACAAATAATGAACTAACAGAACTTTGTAGTGCTACTGGTTTAGCAGCATCGCACATAACATCATAAATTATATTTGTTTTAAAAAATAAATTACGAAGGCCCCATATTACCACAATAATCAAGATTATCACAATAATAATATTAAATATGCCCATATTAAAATATTATTATATTAAAATATTAAAAGATCTTAAATATAATATCTTAAATATAAAATCTTAAATATAAAAATTTATGTATTTGTTAATTAACTATTAACTATTAACTATTAATTATTAATTATTAATTATTAATTATTATTTATTATTTGTTAAATTATATAATAACTCAATTGTTAATGGACTTGTAATATCACTATAATAGTTTATTTCTTTAATACTTCCATGTATTCCTTCATTTTCTCCTATTGTTACTTTATCGCCTTTAAAATAAGGGGTTACGTCTTTTTTTGTACCGACCAATTTACCATCTATAAAAACATCTATACTATTATTGGAATAATTAATAACAAAAAACAACCATTTTTGATGTTTTATATTTTTTCCTTCATATATAGTATCTAATTGGTCTCCTTTATTATTAAGTGTTCTAGACCTAACAATGATAGATTGTGATTTTCCATTATAATATATTACTGGTTTATAAGCGTAATTAAATATTTCAGTATCTTTATTATAAGCTATTGATGTATTGGTTGGTTGTGGATTTATATAAACATAAAAACTTATACTATATGTATAATTGTAGGGAAATTTGTTTATTGTTTTGGGTGGGTCATAAAAACTTGTTTTTATATTATATATTCCATTATAATCATTTTTTAATAATTTAAAATTGTAACCTTTTGTGTCGCTTATATTATCTTTTGATTGGTTAGTTATATCTTTCGATTCAGGAGCTATTTCTGTTGAACTATCAAATGCTTTAAATAGTGTATTTTCTTGTTTATTTAAATTTAATGTACTTAATAATGCGTCAATAGGATTTGTTATAATAGGATTGCTTGTGCTATCAGTTTTAGGTATTGGAATATCAATAGTAGAATTAACATTTTTGTTAAGATTTTGATATATAGCAATAACCTTTTTTTCATTTAAATAATAAGGGTCTGTTCCTTTTAATAGGCTGCTTTTATTAAGTGTTCTAAAATATTTAAATAAGAACGGCAATATAAATAGTAATGTTATTAGTAGTATTAGTATAAAAAG